CGTTCTGAGCTTACAATCAATATCAAAGAGGTTAATGTCATGGTTGTGCAGATTCAAAATGTAATTGAGAAGCATATTCCTGATGCAGAAATAAGAAATAAGATTGCAGAAGATTTGAAGGAGCTGGGGTTATGAGCACAATATTAATGATATTAGCTGGGACAAACTTATTAACAGCGTCAATAAATGTGCATGAAAAGAATTACGGAGTAGCAACATTCACTTTTGGTGCTTTTTTATTAGCACTAACATTGTTGATAAAATTAACATGAGCACAAAACAAGAGGATGTAACGTACATGGCAAGCAATAATATTGCATTTTTGGGCTATTCTCGCAAGCTTTATATTGGTTTTGTAGTAGTTTTAGCCAAGCCTAACACACTTTAGGGGGTAAAATGATAGAACATGGAGAGTTGAGATTAATAATTCGCAACATGACACCACGTCAAGAAATATATAAATTACTCAAAGATGAACTAAGCAAACAAGGTCATTGGCGTAATCTTCCAAGAGGTAATCCATTTGAAGCATACAAAGCGCAACAATATGGAAAGGAGCATACAAAATGAACCTACCACCTGAATTCATAGAATATCTACAAAACGAAGTCAAAGCGTTAGACGGAGAATTAAAATCTATTCTTGAACTTCCTAATGTCAACAGATTACGCAACAGGTTGAAAAAAGAGAAGAGAGACACTGAGGATATGTTGTACTTGTATAATCGGATAGAACAGACTAATAAAGCAATTCGGGCGGTTAAAGATAGGATAAGAGCTTGTCAAGCAATGGCAAAGAAGTTGACAGGTAAAGGGATTTTGAGGGTTAAGCGGAAATATAATAGTAGCCGGGACACGGGTTATGATTTATAGGATATTATGTTTTATATTCGGGCATAGAGGGGATCTACATAGTGAAACTTAATATATCCACAGGCTTAATGACACCACCAGAGGCAATCAAAGCAGAGAAAGACCCGATATGGTTGGTTGAGAATGAGAAGCTAAGCATTAAGACTAAAGCCGGAGAGTTAATTACTTTAATCCTTAATTCTATACAAAAGAGGATAATAGCTAAAATCAGAGAGTTACAGGCAGAGGGTAAACCTATAAGGATATGGATATTAAAAGCTCGTCAAATGGGTTGTTCTACACTAATTGAGGCATTAATTTACGCATATACAAGTCAAAGACAGAATATTAATAGCTTAATATTATCTAATGACTCAAAAGGTTCTGGTTATCTCTTTGATATGTCAAAGTTGTACCATGAGAAAGTTGCGAAGGAATTTCAATATGAATTAAAAAAAAGTAATGCGTTGAAGTTAGAGTTTGAAGGTAGACATAGCCAGATACTTATTGATACAGCAGATAACCTTGAGGCAGGTAGAAAATATACATTTCAGATAGCGCACCTTTCAGAGATAGCTTTTTATAAACACGCAGATATTTTAATGCTGGGATTAAATCAATCTATTCCAGAGTTGCCAGACACAATGGAAATAGGAGAAACCACAGCAAATGGATATGGAGGATATTTTTGTAGTGAATGGCACAAGGCTAAACTAGGAGAGACAGACTGGACACCGCTATTCTTTGCATGGTTTGAAATGGAAGAATACTCAATGCTGGTTCCTAATGGTTGGGTAATAAATGATCCTAATAAAATGGCTAAGAGTGATAATGAACAAGCAGTAATGACAAAGTACGGATTAGAATTAGAACAAATGGTATGGCGCAGATATTTTATAATAAATAAATGTGGTGGTTCTTTAGATAAATTTAATCAGGATTATCCGGCAACAGATGAAGAGGCGTTTCTTGTATCAGGTCATTGTAGATTTAATACAGACTGTCTTAAGATTATACGCAACACAACGGTTAATGAGGGTGAAGAAAGCATGTTAGAGGATGTTTATGGTACAGTAATAGTTACCCCACATCCAACAGGCTGGCTAAAGATTTGGAAGAAAGTTGAAGAAAATCATAGTTATATCATAGGTGTAGATGTATCAGAAGGGATAGAGAACAAGACAGATTCAGGCAAAGAACATGATTATTCAACGGCAGAGGTGCTTGATTTAGACACTTTAGAGCAGGTTGCAGAGATAAAGTGCCATCTTGAACCGAATGTATTTGCAGAGGAACTTAGACGATTAGGGGTATATTATAACAAAGCCATGATAGGAGTTGAAGCTAATAATCATGGATTTGCAGTATTGCAGGAACTTAAAAAGAAATATAAGAATTTATACTACATGGAAACCTTTGAGGAAGCAACGCAGACTAGAAAGAAAAAACTTGGTTGGCATACTAACATGAAAACAAAGCCTCTCATGGTAGCAGAGGGAGATAGAATTATCAGAGAAGCTTTATCAACTATACGCAGTTCGGAGCTATTAAGTGAGTTAATGACCTTTGTTAGACTTGTAGACGGTAAGACAGAAGCGCAAGAGGGGTGTTTTGATGACTTAGTGATAGCTTGGTTGATAGCTTTACAGATAAGGAAATATGCGCCTAGAAAGGCAACAGTAAAAGAAAGTAGACAGAGATCACAGAGGAATAATCTGCAAGATAAACAGATGGAAAGTTTGAGGGGATATTGATATATGAAATTAAAGGAATACGCTAAACTGCATAATTTAAAAACCCCAGAAGATTGGCAAAACTTTTTTAAAAGAAACTGGAAAAACAAAAAACTTCCAGTAGCAATGTATAGTTGCCAAGTATGTCAAGAAATTATTTTTGATGTTTCTAAAGGATGTCCAATATGCGGTGCTAATCGCAAACTAAAAAGGCAGGAAGATATTTATGGACAATAATCTTCAGCTTTTATGGACTATTGACTTTCTAAAAACGCTGTTGTATAATAAGCCAGAATATACAGGAAGCATTAAATTGAATTTCTTTAAGGGGAGCGTTGGTGTAGTGCAGAAAAAAGAGAGTTTTAAGCCTGAAATAAAAGACTTGACAGGAAAAATAAAGTAGTGTAGAATTAAAGTTCATAGAGGATAATCTTAAAAAGAAGCCTCAGATAGGAGAAATCTTATCTGGGGTTTTTTGTGTTAGGAGAATAAATGGCTAAAGAAAAAGAAGTTGACGAGAAAGAAAAAGAAACTGAAAGCAATGCTTTTGATGAACAAGAGTTCACAGATTATTGTTGTGATATCTTAAAAGAGGCAATGTCAGATAGGATAGGATTTAATGGATATATAGACCGCTGGTACAAGGATTGGCGAGATATTAAGGATAAAAAGATTATCCCGTGGGTTGGCGCTAGTAATTTCAGTGTTCCGGCAACTTCTATATCAGCAGATGGTGTTATTCCTCGTATCATTGAGGGAAATTTTGATACTATCACTCCTATTGATGCAAAGCCAATAAACAAGACAGCAGTTCCATTTAAAGATGCAGTAAAGAAGTTCTTAAATTGGGATTTAGATTCGCATGAGGAGTTATTTAAGGAGATATGGTTTTTTGTTCAAAATACAGTTTGGTCAGGTACGGGGTTTGTAAAAAACTTCTTCTTAAAAGAAAAGACTAAGATTGAGGAAAGAATTTTTGATGTTTATATAGTCAATGGAGAAATAGCGAAAGATCCAAATTCAGACACTCCGATTGAAGTTAATGAGCGTAATACTGGATTATTGGATGGCAATAAGATTCCTTATGAAGTTGAAGAGGTTACTGAAAAGAAACGTAGGTGGAAAAAATTCAATCCTGAATTACTTTGTTGTGATATTAAAGATGTCATATTCCCTTCGGATTGTGTAAGCATTCAAGACGCATGGGAAAACAGCCTAATTGCGTTGAGGGTATGGAGGACTAAGGATTTCCTTAAAAGACAACTAAAACAGGATGATAAAGAGCTATATAAGAACTTAGATAAAATTAAAATTGATGAATTACATGAAAAACAGGATAAGGCTAAAAACGAGAGAGAGAGAAGAAGAATAGCTAATTTCTTTTCTAAGACTAAGAAACTAGAATGTTTTGAGATATATGTTAATTATGATATTGACGGAGATGGACTAGAAGAAAAGGTTGTCGCTCTTATACACTATGAAAGTAAGACATTATGTGGATATGAGAAGTTTCCTTATGAGCATGGAAGATGCCCGATCATACCCGGATATATCAAACCTATACATAATCAGCCTTTTGGAGTGGGAATACCTGAAATGCTCTATGATGTAAAGGGCGAGATTGATGCAACGCATAATCAGAGGGTAGACAGGGGGAGTTTACATAATAATCCTACCTTGCTTCATACTAAGGGAAGTGGATTTGATTCAACACAACATAAACCCGGCCCCGGAAGACATTGGGATTTAGATAATATCGGAGAAGAATCTATTAAGTATTTAAAACCACCTCAGCATTCCGAAAGTCAGTCTTTTCAAGAAGAACAAAATCTTTGGGGTTATGTACAAAGACGTTCTAATTTAAGCGACTTTAATCTTGGCAGTGAGAGCAAGACCGCAGGAGAAGGTGCAGGAACAGCCAGAGGTTTACAGATACTTGTATCAGAGGGCAATGTTGGGTTTAGACACTTTATCAGGTGGATGTCTTTAAGTATAGGCGAGATATTCAGACAAAGATGGGCTTTATATCAGCAATATTGGGGTGGTGCTTCTGATGACGAGGTTAAGAAATGGATAAAAGAAATCTTTGATACTCCAGACAATCCACTTGGAGAACAGGGATTAGACGCAATAAAACAGCAATTCAACATAGTAATGACTGCTACTAAAGAAGATATTAAGGCAGAGATTTCTAAGGCACAAGCAGTACATGAAATATTAAAAGAAAATCCTTTGTTAGAACAATTTCCTTTTAAGATGAGGGATATTTCAATAGATTTACTCAGGAAAATGGGTATTAAAGATCCGGAGGATAAACTTCCTACTGAGCAAGAAATAAAGCAATGGCAGACAGAAATCCACATGGAATCATTGAAGCAGCTTGAGGAACAGAAAGCACAAGCGAATATAGAAGAAGCTGGAAAACAAGGATATCAGGCAGAGAAAACACGATTAGGTGCATACTCAGGAGAAGAGCAATGAAAGAGAAAAAGAGTGATAATAGGATAAGTCATGCTATTGCCATTAAAGACTTGGTATCTAAGAGCGGATTTAAGGTATTGCAAGGAGAATGGGAACGCATAAAAGAGCAGGCATTTGTTAACTTAATTGATGAGAGATTACCTGAAAGCAATTTATCACAAAGACAGAAAATATATAATCAGATTGTAGAATGGATTGATTTACCTGCTTCTATTATGAAAAGTGGAGAAAATGCGGTAGATGAAGAGAAATCAGAGAAAGAGAGAAAGGATCATCCGATTAAAAGCAATATACCATTTATGAAAAACAGATATTAAGAACACTGATAATTCTTTCTGAGAATAACTCTTAAAGAGATAATCAGAAAAAGGAGAAGCAAAATGACAGAAGAGAAAAAAGTTGATGAAGGTCAGGAAGAAGAGACCCTTATTGACCCAGAAGAGAGCGAAGAAGAGGAAGAAGTAGAACCTGAAAAGGAAGAGGAACAAGAAGAGGAAGGCAAAGAGGATTGGAAAGCCAAATATGGTGTTCTTCAGTCTAAGAAAGATAAAGAAGTTCAGGATGCTAAGGCAGAAACACTAAGGTTTCAAAGATTAGTGTCGCCTTATCAAAAGAACATCAAAAAGACTGAGACTGGAGATTATATGTTTGATTTTTCTGAACCTGAAAAAAAGAAAGAAAGGGTTGCTAAGCCAGATGAAGAATTATGGTTAGATGACCCGAGAAAAGCAACAGAGCAGTTAATTACATTTAGAGAGCAAGAGAGAGAGGATAGGGATTTCAGTGCTAGGGAGAAAGAGAAAGCGGTTCAAGCCAATAAGACTTTCAAGGCAGATTGGGACAAGTCTTGGGATAGAACGCAGAAACTTTATCCTGACGCAGCCGTTGAGGGTAGTGAGCTTCAGAAGAAAGCCACTGATATCCTAAACAAAAATCCTAAACTCGGCGACCTTTCTGATTGTAACGAAATATGTTTTAAACTTGCTGCATCTGAGCTTAACATTGTTCCTGTAAAGGCTAAAGATACTCCTTCGCCAGAGAAGAAAGAACCAAAAGACACCAGTTATATTGTTAGTGGTGCTGGTTCTAAAGGTAAAAGTAAGAAAAGTAACGAATCAAAAGAGGAAACCCCTGAAGAATATATTTCTCGCAGGAAAAAGAATTCAGCGAGTAAAAGATTAGGAGTAACCTCGCAATAATAAGGAGGAACAGTAATGAATGGACAATTATGGGTAACAGATAGTCTGGGCGGATATCTGGCAAATCCTACACTGTCTAAGAAGCTCAGGCTTTTTGCATCGCCTGAGATGCGCTTCAGACAGTTTGTTGGACTTAAAGAGGCTTTTGGTATGCACAAAGATGATACCAAA